CGCTCAGATGCGTGGTAAATTCTTGATTCTCTCTCATTCCCAACTCAGTAATACAACCCAGTAATACTAAGTTGGATCCAGGGTTCCATTTAAGGAATATCACCTGTTTCCTGAGGAGACCTTACGGGGAGAGTCTACCTGAGTTCTCAATTCAGGTATTGGGCTCAGCGATCAGTTTACTCGTTAACCGCCCAGTATCTCGCTGGCTAGACGAGACGTTAGGCCCTTGTTAACAAGGGTTTCCACTCGATTCCGGTCTAAGACCTCCCCGGTCCATCCCCGGCTAGAAGAACCTCCGAAATCGAGCTTAATCGGTTTACGAGAAAACTTCTTCCGTGGTGGTGGGGAATGGAATAGATCAAATACTTTGGACCACCAACCTAAAGACCCAGCTAAAGAATCATCTACACTATTCATGCAGAAGTTCCGTTGCTTAGCCTCTACAGTTGATGCCTCTGAGATGTACTTAACCACCGCTTCAAACGCCCGATTAAAGCCGTCAGGAGAAGCATCTCAATACACCTCAATAGGAGGCAACCACTTCCTTGATTTCGCAAGGTCAATGGTAGCCGCCCTAACGAGGGGCATGAAATGAGCTTCAATAAGAAACTCTAACTCCTGCTGATCAGCCTTAATCGTACGATCTTGAAACGATGGGTACAAAACAGACTCCCAAAGTACCGGACCTGGACTTTCTCGTTTAAGATGCTCACGAGAAACTCTCGTGGGAAGTCTTTGAACTTCACCAAAAAGAGCCCTCATGAACACCCTCCACGGTTGGTCTAGATTCGATACTTTAAGACCCTTCATACCGATCCATTCCGCCCACGTTCCAAATGATACTTCGGATACACCAGGTCGCGCTAAAAAGATCAGGACTCTCTGAACACTCTTAGACAATTTGTCTAGAGGTTTCATGAGAGCGCCCTTCACTTTATAGCCTTTCCCAATGAATCCTAACATCAATGAAGGTTTTACCTTTCCGCCCATTCTCAAGATGAGTTGAAGCAACGCGTCAAATGATCGAATGGCTGCCGATGCCTCTTTTAGGGGCAACGGAGAACAATCGATCCCTTGAGCATAGAATCTCTTCGCGAACTCCCAGGTCCCATTATATGAGACAAGAGACTTCGCAAAAGAGATTTCGACTCCAACTTTCTCCATCAAACGTAAATATTCTCGAGCGACCTGGCTATCCCATATAACCACGTCGTCACCCAAGACGGCATACTTAGTAAACCACTCCCGGAACCCTGCCTCAAAAGCAGCAACCTGTATGAGGTAATGATGACTCAAAGCTAACATCCCCCACGAACTATATGCCCCCATCGG